GTTTCGGTGAATTCGTGTACTATGAAATTTTGGTCCCATTTCTTTGTGTCATCATCGCATATATCATGCGAAATTGCTGACAGTTTTCTATAGATCATTTCCCAGTCTAGTGAGTATGGATTGCATCCAACTGCTATATCTGAGGATGACCAATTTGATTCTAGTTCGGTAATAAAATTACCAAGAATCATTAATGTGATCAGCATAAGTGCGAAGTTACCCATGTAAAATGCGCGGGTTTTTCCTTCTAACGCTTTTGCTTTATCTAGTATTTCGTCTTTGAGGCATAGGAGTGACCAGTTAGCTGGTATTTTTCCTTGTTTTACCTCAGAGAACCAAAGACATATTAACATTTTTACAAAGCGATGTATATAAACACCTTCGCCTAGTGAAACGAAATAGTCTTGATCTTTGCGTGCATCATATTCGGTCTGATTTACGCAAATGTACTCTTTCTTGAGTTTGCCGTATTTTTTGAGATAAAATGCGGTTGATGTATCACGCGGAATTGCGTGAGTCCGAGGATGATGGCGCATTCCAACTATTGCTTCTCGTAATGTGAGTATGTGTGCATCACAATTACCGAGTGTTGGTTCATTGAAAATGCCTTCATAATCGGATCTTTGTAAATATTTTCCAAATATTACTTTCTTGTCCTTAAAAGCTGAAATGGAAAGTGGTAACGGATCAATGCCATCTTTTTTAAACATAAGGGCCGGTGCGCCTGATATGTCAAAAGGTGGTGGTTTAGTATACATCCTCCCGTCCTCACAGATCATGGTTAATTTTGCCATGGGTGATAACTGATATTGGGTGGGTGATGAAATTGAAAACTTATGTGATAAAGTTCCCATGCGTCGTAAACCATGATACAATCCTGTGTCGCCAGGAGTGTACTGAATGGACTTGTCGTGTTCTCGCAATATATGTGGTTCGAAAGATATTTCCATCTGTCGAACCTGATTTTTAAGTTGTGAAATTTGCGGACTGACTCTCTTATTAATGAATGAGAGTACGTCGGTTTCTGTAACTAATCCGGCCATGTGTGTGTTCTCATGGCCTGCTATGTGTACCCAGCCTAATTTTCTAGGCATATGGGTATTAAAATAAATGTACGGTGAACCGCACATTCCTTCCTTGCTGATACCGTCCATTTGAAAGACGGCAACGCATTCAATTCGTTCTGGTTTCTCAAGACCTAAAACGGGGTAGTCGGATGAGTGAACTACTTTAATTGGTTTTGTAACTGCTGGTAATGGATAATAATCCTGTCCCTTAGCATCTATGATATGGTCTAATCGTTTAAGACCTTGTACTCCGGTAAGGTTAAGTGGTTTTTCCTGTAAAAGGTGTGTGATTTTCTTAACTTCATGCATTCCGGGAAAGTACACTAGTGCTAAATCTGCGGACGAATAATTGTTAT